AACTGTAAACTAGCCCTTTCTACGGCTGAACCGGGCTTCTCTTTTAACTTTTTTGACAAAGAAAATGAAACACTTAGGAACGCTTGTTGTGAAGTGACTTCAGAGGACGACAGTGATGTCTGTAACCTAGGTAGTATTAACCTTGGTAGAATTGGGGATTTAAATGAGTTTAACGATGTTGTTGGTCTTGCTACTAAGTTTTTGTTGTTGGGAACTCTTAAAGCTGAGCTACCTTACGAAAAGGTTTATAAGGTTAGAGAAAAGAATCGAAGGCTTGGGCTTGGACTTATGGGCATCCACGAGTGGCTTGCAGCTCGAAATCAGGCTTATGAGGTTACCCCAGAGCTCCACAGATGGTTACAAGTCTACAAAAGCACTAGTGACGCAACCGCTAAAGCCTTTGCAGACAGCTTGGGAGTCTCAAGGCCAGTTGCCAGACGTGCAATCGCCCCCACAGGTTCAATTGGTATTTTGGCCGGAACGTCAACCGGAATTGAACCAATCTTCGCAGTCGCTTACAAACGCAGGTATCTCAAAGGTAAGGCTTGGCACTACCAATATGTAGTTGACAGCGCTGCACAAGAATTGATAAACCTTTACGGTGTTGACCCAACTAAAATTGAGAGTGCCCTTGATCTCTCAACAGACTATGAACGTCGAATTAAGTTTCAAGCTGATATACAGGACTATGTTGACATGGCTATTAGCTCAACTATTAATCTCCCCAGTTGGGGAACAAAGGAAAACAACAGTGAAAAAGTGGAGGAATTCGCGGGTGTATTGGCTTCTTATGCACACAGACTTAGGGGGTTTACTTGCTACCCTGATGGTTGTCGTGGTGGCCAGCCACTTTCTAGTGTACCTTATAGCGAGGCTGTAGAGAAGCTAGGTGAAGAGTTTGAGGAAAGTGTTCAAACACACGATGTGTGTGACATAACAAATAAAGGCGGAAGCTGTGGTGTTTAAACCACTTAAAAGGATTAAGTAGAAATGCACAAAATTAAAACGCTTAAACGTCAAGAAGGTGGGTCACACTACTCTAAGTATGACATTCAGCCAGTAGAATATGCAATGGCGAATAAGCTTGACTATTGTATGGCAAATGCAGTAAAATACTGTACACGGCATAAAGACAAGGGCGGTATTGAAGATCTAAAAAAAGCAATTCATAATATTCAAATTGAAGCAGAATTAGTTTACGGGGTTAATCTTTTAGAAGAGACTGAAAAAGAAAAGGGAGAAGCCCCTTTAAGTAAAGAAGATTACGAAAAACTCTTAGCGGAGTTTTTAAACTCTAAGGAGAAATAATTATGGCCTTTAAGGCTAAAGAGTGCCCTACAATCTTTGTTGGTTACGACGACTCAGAGCTGGAAGCTTTTGCTGTTTGCAGGGGTTCTATTAAAAGAAAAACTCCGCTATCCTTAGTTTTTTCAATTGAACACAGGAGTATAAGGAAAAACGGTTTATTTGATCGACCTTGGAAAGTAGAAAAGGACGGAACCTTTTTAGATACTAGAGATGGTCGTCCCTTTAGTACTCAGTTTGCTCACTCAAGGTTTCTTACACCTGTGTTAGCCAACCGCTTAAACCTTTCCGATGATTTGATAATCTTTTGTGATTGTGACTTTGTTTGGTTGGAAAGCCCTGAAGAACTTTTGAAAGAAATCAGAGCTAAAAAAGACTTTAAAGAAAAAGCTGTTTGGGTTGTAAAACATGATTTTAAACCTGGAGGCGTTCCTAAAATGATTAATCAAAGTCAAGTTAATTACCAGAAAAAACTTTGGTCCTCCCTAATGGTCTTTAATATGGACTTCTTTAACGACAAGAAAAAAGCAGATGGTGGTTCTTCCTTGCCATTTAGTTATAGTAACGACTCTCTTATTAATACTATACTTATTAACACTGTAAACAATCAAAGCGGGCAGTTTCTACATAATTTTGAGTGGTTAAAAAGCGAAGACCTTATAGGCTCGATTGATGAGAGGTGGAACTTTATCCCTAACCACTCTGAACCTCGGGTTTTTATAAACCAAATTGGAGCAATTCATTTTACACATGGCCTACCGTCTCAAGGTGTTTTTAGCCCTTATGATCCATATTGGTGGTCTGAGTACGACAAGTTAAAAGGAAGGGATTTTTTACTTTGAAAACTATAGCTTTCGTTTCAAAGGCTGGACCACATCTCGCATCACACAGAATGAGATGTGAGATACCTAGTCGAATTATCAATGAAGAGTCAATTAATCAAGCCGTTGTTTTACCAGAGGCCAACTCTAACTATGACATAAATATCTTTTCTAAACATTTTAAGCCACAAGAGATGTTTGGTGAAGTCCAGCAGTGCTTAGACCGTGGTTCAACTGTTGTGTTTGATATTTGTGACAACCACTTTAACAGGGATGCTAAAGAAGTTTATCTTTATATTTGTAAGCAAGCTCACGTAATTACTTGTAACACAGAGCAAATGAAAAAGGCAATAAAGGAAAACACAGGTAGAGATGCTTTTGTTGTTTCTGATCCTATTACCTTTCCAAAAGGTAACATCAGAGTAAATCGAAATAAAAACCCTAAGATACTTTGGTTTGGACACGCCTCTAATATCTCACCAGTGTTCAACCAAAAGTACAAGCTTACTTGTATTTCAAACTTTCAACCCACTAAAGAGGAAGAGGAGCAATTCCCTCATATTAGGTTCGCCCCTTGGGGTCTAGGTATTGTAGAAAATGAAATTAAAAACTTTGACATTGTGGTGTTACCTACAGCTGGTTTACGCCATTGGATTTCGACAAAATCCCCCAACAGAGCGGTTGACTCCCTATTTAGCGGGAAGTTTGTTATCACAGACAACGAACAAATCTTCGGAGAACTAAAGGATTACATCTGGATTGGAGACATGAAAGAGGGCCTTAAGTACTACCTAGACAACCCAACAGAGGTTTACAATAAACTAATTGAAGGTCAACAATTTGTTGCTGACCGATATAATCACAAGGAGATATTTAACCAGTGGAAGATTCCTCTATCATTAACTTAGAAGTAACTAAGACAATACTAAACTTAGGAAGTGGTTTTAAGAAAATAGACGGCGCTACTAATATTGATGGGAATAAACGTACTGACCCTGACCTAGTTTTGGACATACGTAAGCTAGACACAGTGTACAAACCTGACACGGTTGACGAGGTTCATATCTACCACGTTTTAGAACACTTCACAATTCTTGACGCAACCAAGATTTTAACTGATGTCTTTTCTATTCTAAAACCAGGTGGTTTCGTTGTGTTAGAGATGCCAGACATAATGAAATGTGCGATTAACTTGCTACAAGCAAAGACAGATGGTGACCCCTTTCGTGTTGAACGTTTAGGCTTACTAGGGTTTTACGGTGAGAAACCTGAAGAGGGTGAAGAGGAGACAAATGAGTTTATGCTGCACCGTTGGGGGTTTTGGCCAGAGTACCTTGGCGGTATTTTAAACACTATCGGGTACACTGCTATTGTTGAAGAGGAACCACAAACAAAAGACTTCTCGGCAAAGAGCCGCGATTTTAGAATGGTAGGGGCTAAGTTTTAAACAAAGTGACAAATAAATTAAAAAGCCTTCAGATACAACCTGTGACCGCGACAAACGTAGATCAGGTTATCGCCCATGTTAAGGAACACTTGGAAATTATTCCAACTTGGCTTGACAAGTGTAAAATTGATTTATCAATTCACGCACACATTTGTAGTGCGGGGCCTAGTCTTGAGAAATACGTTGAACAAGTCCACCTTAAAGAAGAAGCGGAAGACTTCCCTAACAAAAATAAAGTCTGGGCTGTTAAACACTCTTTGCGCCGCCTTGTTGATGTCGGCATTACTCCTGACTATTGTGTTATTTTGGACGGTCGGCCTGTTGCTGAGAAGTCTACTCACGGGTTTAATCGACTTGATTTAATTAAGGACGCCCCTAAGAGCACAGTGTTCTTTATAGCCTCTATGGCAGACCCTGCTTATACCCACTATCTATTGGAAAACGGGTACAAAGTCATTGGTTGGCACTGTTTAACAGAGGGACTAAAGGGTTTTGGAGATAAGATTAAGTACGCTGTAAGCGGGGGTACCTCATCCACTATAAGGTCCTTAGGTATAGCACACACACTGGGTTTTAGAAAAGCCACCTTGTACGGTGTAGACTCTTCCTTTCCTGATGTACTGGAGCCCCACAAGAGGCCCCACGGCTATATAGAGACCTTTATCGGGAGTAAGACGGACGACTCCAAAGTTGGACCTATTGCGACTACTGGTGAACTAGCTGCCCAAGCACTGGATATTGAACGAGCTATTATTGACGAGGGTGGTGATATTGAGTTTGAAGTTAAATGTGACGGTCTTGTTGGGGAAGTAGTTAAAAAACGAGAAAATAAAACACTTAAGAAACCTTACAAAGAAGTCTTAGGTATACATTAAAAAAGAAAGATAAGAATGCAATACACAAATAGACTGAAAAAAGAGTTCTTAGAATCAACCGTAACAAAAGTAGAGGGCTATGAAGAGAGAGAAAGAGTGTTCTCTTACTACAATTTAGTCTCTAAGAAAAACTATATTTTAAATGGAAAGGCCGATGATTACCTACTGATAGGTGCCGAAATGGTCTTTGACTTTCTTAGTGCTAAGTCTAAGTTGGCTCTAGCTAAAGAAAAACGCGCTGCATTCTTTTAAACGAAAGGAACTAAATTATTTTGACAGATCACTTGGTTATTCCAGATACACAAGTTACCCCTAGTTCACCAACCAAACACTTAGCGGCCCTAGGTAACTACATTGTAGAACATCGGCCAGAAGTTATTATTCAGATTGGTGATTGGGCTGATATGAAGAGCCTTTGCTCCTACGATAAAGGGACAAAGGGATTTGATAGCCGATCTTACAAAGAAGACATTGAAGCCTCTAAGGAGGCTATGCACGTCCTCTTCGCCCCTGTGAATAAACTTATTGCTAAACAAAAGAAAGCCCACAAGGAAGTTTATAGACCAAAGAAAATACTTACTCTTGGTAATCACGAACACAGGATCACTACAGCTTTAACGAAGGACTTCTCCCGTCTTACTGGTTTAATCGGTCTAGAAAATCTAGAGTATAAAAAGTTTGGTTGGGAAGTGGTTCCTTTTCTAGAGTACAAAGTAGTAGACGGTGTGACTTATACCCACTACGTAATGAACGACTTTAGTGGGACTGCTAAAGCCTCAATGAAAGCTTCTGTAGAGAAGGTATTGGGGTCAGTGACTTGTGGTCATAAGCAAATTTTAGACATACATACACAACCTAACCCTAAGACTAAGAAGACCGTTTGGGGTATCCAAGCTGGTGCCTTTTATACCCACAACGAGGCTTACAAAGAGGCTCAAGGTAACATTCATTGGAGAGGTGTGATACACAAACACAGCGTAAAAGACGGAGATTTTAACCCCTTGTTTGTAAGTCTAGACTTTCTTTTAAACAACTATTCATGATATAATAGACTTATTACCCATGAAACAACTAAAAGAGAGACTTTAAATAATGGTCAAAAAACCCCGTAATTACAAGAGTGAATACGAGAACTACCAGGGTAAACCTGAGCAGATTAAGCGTAGAGGCTCTCGTAATAAAGCAAGGGCTGAGATGATTAAAGCTGGAAAAGCCTCAAAAGGAGACGGTAAAGACATTGGCCATAAAGACGGAAACCCGTTAAACGACAAGATGTCAAATTACAAGTCTGAGTCAAAGAGCTCTAATCGGTCGTTTCCTAGAACTAAAACGGCT